TGCAGCAATAACCAGTGGACAGATTGGACAACAACTGCTGATAACTGTACACCAAATCCACCAACGTGCATTGAATCTACAGAGACGAGAACTCTAGGATGTTTAAACGGCTTCGAAGGTTCTGTTCAGGAGCAGAGAAGTTCAATATGTTCCGATCCGTATGGTTCTCCAACTTGGACTGTATGGTCGGAAATATACAATACTTGCAAGATGACAGCGACAAACTTAAACAATCCAACATCGCCAGTCAGTCCGATAAGTCCCATGAATCCAAACAGCGTAGTGAACCAAGTCACCACTGCACCTATCATTCAACAAGAACCTGTAATTGTTCAGGACATGACTGCATTGACAACGACAACAGAAACAGTGACTACTTCGGTAGCCACAGTGAAGAGCGAAACAAACAGCACATCCAGTTCTCCAAGTACTACGACGACATCGGGTACAGGGAAAGCACCAGAGGTACCAAAGGGTAAAACATTAGTTCCTGGATTTGGTATTGTGATGTCTATGCAACTTATAAATTCAGGTTACAATATGCAACAAACACAGCTAGAGGAATCAATCAAACTTATACAGGAACAAGACTATGAGCGACAACAAAACTTACTCATTGAATTTATCAGCGCAAATGATACTGGGGATTATCTTATCCGTGCTAGTGCCAATAGGTGGCGCAGTATATTACGGGATAACCCTCTTCAACGATTTGACCTCGACGATTGAGGAAGTAAAAAAGATGAGCTCTGTTGAAACTCGTATCATAGTTTTAGAAGATAGATCACGCTCTACTGAACGTCAGTTAGTTGACGTGATGATGTCTAACAATCGTGCATTAGAAAAAGCTAACGAAGCTTATGGTCGTGCCATCGAAGCTAATAGTGTTGCTAAGTCTAGTGCTGATAAGATTACAGATACAGTAACCAATGTTAAAGATGAAATGAAACAACTACGAAAGGCAATGGTTAATCCATTGAATAACTAATATGCTATCCATACTCTCCTCGATTCTTGGCTTTGCTACTGCAGGGCTCCCAAACATTCTAGGCTTCTTTCAACAAAAAGGAGACCAAAAACATGAGCGTGAAATGGCTCAATTACAAAATGCTCAAGCCATGGCTATGGCAGAAAAAGGTTTTATAGCTCAAGAAAAAATAGCAGCTATAGAATTAGAAGGTACCTATGCTGAAACCTATGCAAAAGAACGTGAAGCATTATATGACCACGATAAGAAATTAGTTGAAGGTGGCTCTCAAACAGTTAAGAACTGGAACGCTATGGTAAGACCTGTAGTAGCATTTATCTTTGTAGGTGAGCTAGTGCTTATTAATTTTGTATCATTAGCTTGGGCTATGTGGTCAGGTGTTGACTTTATTGTAGCTTCACAAGAAGTATTCTCTACTGATGAAATGGCTATCGTAGCATCTATTATTGGTTTCTACTTTGGGTCTCGTACTTGGGAAAAGAAATAAGTGAATGTATCAAAAGCTGGCATCGCTCTTATTAAGCACCATGAGGGAGTTCGTAACAAACCATACCAGTGTCCCGCAAAACTGTGGACAGTGGGAGTGGGTCATTTGATTGGTGATGGTAAAACACTACCAAAGGAATGGAATAGAAAATTTACCAATGAGGAAATAGATGCAATTCTTAAATCAGACCTACGTCGCTTCGAGTTGGGAGTACATAAGATGCTACCTAACGTGCCTCTTAGACAATATGAGTTTGACGCTCTTGTCAGCTTTTGCTTTAATCTGGGTCTTGGATGCTTTCAGCGTTCAACCATCCGTCAAGCGCTTTTACGCAACGATAAGAAAGCGGCTATGGAATCGCTAGTGAAATATTGTAGAGCTGGTGGTAAAATATTAAGAGGTCTGCAAATTCGCAGACTAGATGAACGTTCACTTTTTGAGGGTAAATGATGGCAGTTAGTTTATCTATTGGTCGTGGTGAGAAGTTACCTGTATCTAAGGGTGCAGGCTTAACAGCTAAAGGTCGTGCTAAATACAATCGTGCTACGGGTTCTAAGTTGAAACCGCCGGCACCTAATCCTAAAACAAAAAAAGATGCTGGCAGAAAGAAATCCTTTTGTGCTCGTATGTCTGGTATGCCTGGTCCTATGAAAGATAGTAAAGGCAGACCTACAAGGAAAGCAGCATCATTAAGACGATGGGGGTGTGGAAGATGAAGCCAGGTTTATATGCAAATATTCATGCAAAGCGTAAACGTATAGAAGCAGGTAGTGGCGAGCGTATGAGAGCACCAGGAACTAAGGGTGCCCCCACAGCTAAAGCGTTTAAACAATCTCTCAAGACTGCTAGAAAAACTAAACGTTAAGGAGCAGGGACTAACTGTCCCTCAAATGTATATGTCCCAACATGAGCTAGACGAACCCATGGTGCTCCCCATACCTTTATCCCGTTTAAACGTGCAATACGACAGAAATGATAATCCTCAGAAAGTAGCCTATTTGTTTCTGGTTCGATCGAAGTCGCAAAGTATTCCACAATCGGAGCCTGAGCCTTTATCGATCCTCCTAGATCAGTCACATCATTATTATATGTAGGGCATACATCCTTTAGCTTCTCAAAGACTTCACGTTTGATTAGCATAAAACCTGTGCCACCATTCCATATCTCAACTGGATCATTCAACGGCACTACTGTTTCACCAGCATAGCCTACAAGATTAACTACAAAAGAACCTGTGTAATACTTTAACTCTTCTGTCTTAACATTATTCTCAATAGCTTTTTGTAAGCTTGGAAAGTTAATTTCTTTTTTAGGATACAACCCACAGATAATTTCTTTATCAGCTTCAATCATCTTTACCAAATCATTCGCATTAAATCGTATGTCACTATCAATAAACATAAGATGTGTAGCGTCACTATTTAAGAAGCCATGAGACAGAGCGTTCCTTGCTCGTGTGATAAGGGATTCATTAAACATAAAACTAAATATAGATTCAATCTTGTTTTGATCTAATACTCTTTGAAGCATTAAGATTGATTGTGTGTAGTAGCCATAACATTGACCACCATACATAGGTGTTGCGATAAATACTTTTGCCATATAAATCCCCTTAAATAAAATAAGTGAGGATACCTGAAACGTCTCCTCGTAACGTTCTAACTAACCACAGGGCGTGGTTTCCCATTCAGGCTTGGGGGGTTTTGTATCGATCAACTCTCACGATTGCCCCACCACCTGACACGATTTCTTTTCGTTCAATGACAAGACGATAAACTTGCTTGTCATCATTGTATAGTCCAGCATCTTGCAGTGCATCTAAAATAGATTTACAGCAATTGTCAATATCCATGAGCCTTTTGTTTCTAGGATATAAGTCTATGTGAACCTCAAGCAAATCATCACCAAATGATTTAGCTTTAGATTGCATGAGCTCTATCCACACAGCCTGTTTAAACTCTTTGCCTCGCTTCGAAATAAATCTTCTATGTCCTGATGCTATCCAATAGTTATTCACTGATGGAGGATAGGGCAAGCTTAATGTAATCACTAGAAGGGTACATCCTCATCATCAAACTCTCTTGTGTTTACTTCTTTAGGATACTGTGCTGCTCTTTGTTGTTGCTGATCGAAGCGGTATGTATCTTCAGACAAAGTAATGAGAGTGCCATTAGCATTAGTACGTTGCCATGCACCTAACTGAATTGTGTCGCCAGCTTTGTAGTCACGCTTAATCACAAGTTTCCCTGTGAAGTGTGGTGCTTTCTCTGACTTCATATTCTTATTTGTAAGTAAACTTCCTGTGCCCGGTTTGTGTATAAACTCTGCCATGACTATTCGCCTTTCCTAATTGATGTTGTTATTTTTGTAATTTCTATTTGTTCTAGTGCTGATAGCTTGTGGATTAAATCGATGTTAGCATCTCTTAAATCATCAAGCTTGTGTCCCTTGTCCTCTACTGAATACTTAGTGCTAGTCCATATCTTTCTATACAAATCTGTATAGGCTGTGATCCATTCCTTGTTGGTAGCATACTGAGCATAAGGCTCATCACTTCCAGGAATAAAGATAGGAATAGATAGT